CGTGAAGGTATCGAGTCGACCCCCGGCGCCGAGGTCGGGGTCTTCGTGAACCACGAACCGTCGAAGGATGGCGAGTCGTTCTTCGCGCGGATCAACAAGACCTTCATCGTGGAGTAAGGCGAAGTGGGGGCCGAAGATAAGGTACAGCATCCTTCGGCCCCCAAAGCCTACATTCAATTCTCTGGCGATCCCGCCTACACCCGCGATCTCTCACGCTTGCTTAAGTACTTCCTAGAAGGCTCGATGTATCGAGTGGAGTATTTAACCAAGGATGAGTCCACAACCCTAAAGGTGTTTGAAGATGGCTAGCATTCACGTTATCTACGACCCCACAGACAAGCTAAGCACCAACCCTGAGCATCTTAAGGAGCTTGGGATCAAGGTTGCTATCATGCCCTTGGCTGAGGACACCACCTACATCAACGCCACGCATGTCATCGAAACCTTGGCACGAATGCTGGTAGATCAACTGGGTGTTACCCGTGACTAAGCCCATAGTTCTCCTCGGCGAAGCTTACGGCAGTAATGAGGCAAAGCTGGGTTTCGGCTTCGTCGGGGCAAGTGGCGTGGAGTTACTTCGCCTCCTCGACGAGGCCGACATCATCACCCTCACCTCCGAGGACCACTCCTTCATCTCTCGCTTCTGGAACCTCGGCGATCCGGCCTGCATCGACGCTGTCTGGCGCCTACACCCAGAGGTCCACCGCGCCAACGTCTTCCCGTTCCACCCCCATGCCAACGACATCGGGTCCCTCTTCGTCGACAAGCGCGACGGCCTCCGGGGCTATCCTCTCCTAACCGGCGGCCACCGGAAAAAGTCCGGCTATGTCTCCCGCGAATACATCCCCCATCTCGAGGCCCTCGCCGATGAAATCATCGCCATCGATCCGAACTTGGTTATCGCCTTCGGCAATACGCCTCTCTGGGCACTGTGCGGACTTACAGGCATCTCTAAGGTTCGCGGTTCCACTCGGCTATCCACCCATACTGCTGGTGGATATAAAGTGCTTCCTACATACCACCCGGCCGCTGTCCTTCGCCAATGGGAACTCCGCCCCGTCACCGTGATGGACCTCGTCAAGGCCAAACGCGAGGCCGAGTTTCCCGAGGTCCGCCGCCCAGCTTGTGAAATCTGGATCGAACCCGACCTCGCCGATCTCTGGGAGTTCAAGCGCCGCTACATCACCGACTTCGCCGCGGTCGACATCGAAACCGCCGGGAACCAAATCACCTGCATCGGCTTCGCCCCTACTCCCACCACCGCCTTGGTCGTCCCTATCTGGGACATCCGCAAGCGAAACAAAAGCTATTGGAAAACCCTCGCCGATGAATCCGCCGCTTGGGTCTTCATCCGGTCCATCCTCGAAGACCGATCCATCCGCAAGGTTTTCCAAAACGGCCTCTACGACCTCGCCTTCACATGGCGCGCCAACCGCGTTCCTACCTTCGGCGCCTGCGAAGACACCATGCTTCTCCAACACGCCCTTCAGCCCGAAGCCCTCAAAGGCCTNGGCTTCCTCGGCTCGATCTACACCGACCACGGCGCGTGGAAGCAGGAGCATAAGAACTCTCAAACGATCAAGGCCGACGCATGAGAACCCGAATAAAGGACTATAGTTGGAAGACATGGTTTGCTTGGCGCCCTGTTCATACAGCTAAGTGGCTGCGTGAGTGTGGTGAAACAAACAGCGGCCAATGGGTTTGGTTAGAGTACGTCGAATATCGGCCTATTAAATGGCCCGAGGGATTCTTTGGCTGGGTCTATCGGGTCAAAGCATGAGAATCATCAACACCTCCACCATATCCCCCACCGACCTCTCAAAGTGGGAAGCCGATCAAGTCTACAACGGCCTCGACTGCTGCATCACCGCGGAGGTTCTCGATGCGCTTTTACCGCAATTGGATGAGTTCACGAATCGTACATACACCTTCTCGAGGGCGTTACAAGGGCCAGCTTTGGAAATGCGACTGCGGGGAGTCTTGGTTGATCAGGCTCGTAAAGCTGAGGTCATCGACGACTACTTCTCTAAGATCGAACACCTCAACGCCAACCTCGAACGCATCGTCTTCGAAGGGGTCGGCCTCCCGCACTTCAACTGGCGGTCCCCCGCCGACCTAAAGGACCTCTTCTACAACCAGCTCGCCATCCCGGCCATCAAGCGCGGCGGCTCGATCACCGTCAACCGCGAAGCCCTTGAAAAGATGGAACAATACCTAATCGCCCGCCAGATCGTCCGCCACATCACAACCATGCGGGACCTTGGCAAGAAAATCTCCGTCCTCAAAACGAGCATTGACCCCGATGGAAGACTTCGAACTAGCTACAATATTGCTGGTACTTCTACTGGCCGCTGGAGTTCTAGCTTTTCTGAGTTTGGAACCGGAGGCAACCTCCAGAATGTTGAAGAGTCTCTCCGTTCTATCTTCATCGCCGATCCTGGAATGAAGTTCGCCAAGTTCGACGCGAAGTCCGGAGAGAGCTATTGCGTCGGCGCAATCGAATGGAACCTTTTCAATGATGGACAATACCTCGATGCTGTTGAGTCTGGGGATGTTCATACGGCCGTTGCAAGAATTTGTTGGCCAGAACTTCCTTGGACCAATGATCTTAAGCGAGACAAGGATATCGCAGAACAGCCTTATTATCGACATTACACATACCGATTTATGTGCAAAAAACTCGGACACGGAAGTAACTATGGTGGCAAGCCTGCAACTCTCAGTGCACAAGCCAAGCTTCCTATCGGGGTCGTTGAGCAATTCCAACCCAAATACTTCCGAGCCTTCCCTGCCCACCAGCAATGGCAAAGCCACGTTGACTCTAGCCTCCGACGAGCTGGAACTCTTACTTCGCTTACTGGACGCAAACGNCAGTTCTGGGGCCGACGAAATGACGAGGGCGTTCTGCGAGAAGCTATTGCGTACGATCCCCAATGTTCCTTGGCAGACATCGTAAACTCCGCCATGCTTCGCATCTGGTCGGCCCGCGACGCCGCTGTAGTTTTCCAAGACCACGACGCCATCACCATCACCTACCCCGAAGCCCACGAAGACCGCATCATCCCCCTCATCCAAGCCCAACTCCTCGAAGCCATCCCCCTCAAAAACAACCGCGATATGACCATTCCATACGACTGCAAGGTCGGCTGGAACAAAGGCGATTACTCTAAGGAAAATGTTGATGGCCTCAAAGACTACACCGGGCACGACCAACGGAAGCGGTCGCCGAAAGTTGGGCTCTTGGATAGAAAGCTTCGTTGACCATGCGAGCAATCTCGAATCGGCTCCTATCTTCCGTAAGTGGGCTGCCATTGGAACCATCGGGGCCGTACTTGAACAAAAAGTCTGGCTACAAACTTCCGCCCCACTTTATCCTAACCTGTATGTATTCCTCGTTGGTCATCCAGGGGTCGGAAAAACTAGAACCATCATGGCTTGTGCAAAGTTCTATCGTGAGTTACCTGACTTTCACCTCTCACCAACTTCAATGTCAATGGCTTCCATGGTCGACGCTCTTGTCGACGCCAAGCGATCCATAATCCGACTCCCGGAGGGGCCCCTTGAATACAACTCGATGTTTATCGTCGCTGACGAACTCTCCGCCTTCATGCACAAGTTCGATGACGAGATCATTGGAGGGCTTACTACTTTCTATGACGTTACAGTCCCTTATGCCCAACGGCGCCGTGGTAACGATATTAAAATCCTCATCGAGCACCCACAACTCTCTATTCTTTCAGGTACGACCCCTTCGAATCTAATCAAGTTCATGCCCGAAAACGCCTGGGACCAAGGCTTCACCTCCCGCGTCCTTATGATCTTCTCCGACGAAAGGATCATCTCCGATGATTTCTTTGCCCAAAGCGCTCGGGGTCTTAGCCCTGACATGGTTCACGATCTCCGTCTTATTAATTCTCTTAGTGGTCCTTTCGTGGCCACCGAAGACTACCGCGCCGCCATTAACAACTGGCGCAAGCTCGACCAAGCCCCTGTGCCAAACCATCCAAAACTCACCCATTATAACACCCGACGATTGGCGCATCTTCTTAAGTTGTCTATGATCGCCGCGGTGGATTCCGGCAACCAACTCCTCCTGACCAAGGCCGTGTTCAACACCGCCATGGGTTGGCTCCTTGAGGCCGAGGGCTTCATGCCTGAGATCTTCAAAGCCGGGGCGATCGGTGCCGACTCCAAGGCCATGGACGAAATCTACCACTACATCCTCGCCTCCGATCTCAAACGCGAAGGGGTGGCCGAGAACAAAGTCGTCAACTTCGCCCGCGACCGAGTCCCGGCCCACAGCGTGATGCGGGTCATCGAGATCATGGAGCGCTCCGGCCTGCTTGAAAAATCCGACGGCCTCAATCCCAACACACGCCAGTTCCATTGGCGCGCGGTGATCAAATCGCAGGATTGACTTCCCATCGCGCACGGGCCATAATCTAACCATCATCAACAACTTAGGAGAAGTCTTGTGTTAAAAGCCCTAACTACGGCACTTATACTACTCTTAACAGCCTCCACAAACTCTTACGCCAAACAACGCTACGCCCCTGCCTCAGAATCATACATCCTCTGCGACGACCGTGGATGCAGGCAGTCT